GATTGTGACAATAAACGCACGGGTTTTATACCGTAGGTATAAGTATTAGGACAAATAGCGCATGCCTAAAACAAACAAACGAACAGTAGCCGAAACCGCCCGCCTACTTGACTACTCGCGCGGGCACTTACAACGGTTGATGAAAGACGATGAGGACTTGGCTGAGTTGGTTAAGTCGGAAGCGGACATCGACGAAATACTTGTACACTTGAGCGCGAAGAAGTACGGGCATGCGTATCAGAACACGACGGACGCGGAAACGGTTAAGCGCCAGCGATACGCCAGGATGAAGCTGGAAGAGGAAAAGGCGTTAATGGCGGAAATGGAAAGGCGCGAGATGGAGCGCGATCTTATCCCCGCCACGGACGTTCGCAAGGCAGTTGGGCGTGTGATGCAGACGATGAAAAACAGTTTTAACAACGTGCCACCGAAAGTGAGGCAGGCGTATCAAGCGGCCAGTTCTGCGATTGAGGTTGAGCAGTTGATGACGGAAGTGATACGCGAGGCTATGGCAGCGGCGACAGTGCAGCTAGAGGAGTTGGATTGAGCGTAAACCACTACAAGCAAATATACCAATGGGCTGCGGACGCGTTTAGGCCGGCCCCGCTCATGTCGGTGGCCGAACATGCGGAATCGACGTTGTACTTGTCCGAGCGAACGAGCGCGATTGCGGGGTATATCAACCTTGATTACACGCCATACCTGCGAAAGCCAATGGAGTTATTTACGGACCCGTCTGTTGTGTATATCTATCTATGTTCGGGCACGCAGATTGGTAAAACTGTTTTTATCTTTAGCATTCTCAACTACATCATCGACTATAAACCGTGCCCGATGCTGTTGTTGTATCCGTCTATGGACTTAGCCAAGAGCATTAGCAAGGAACGTATTCGCCCGATGTTCCACGACTGCCCGTCTATGGCGCGGCATGTTACGGGCGACCCCAACGACTTGCAGCTATTGCAATACACGCTTGATAGGATGACGGTTAATTATGCCTGGAACTCAATCAAGTCGGTATCGTCGCACCCGAAACAGGTTGTACTAGGTGATGAGGTTAAGGATTTACCGGCTTATATCGACAAAGCCGTGGAAGATCGAACCAAGAGCTTTCCCAACCGCAAAATCGTAAAAACAAGCTCGCCATTGCACAAGGATGACCAAATATGGCGACCGCTTGGGTTTAAGCGCGATTACGAGGCGGAAGAGGCAGCGATGCAGGCGCAGGGTAAAGGCCCGTGGATGCCTGTGCGTCGGTTTATTCCCAAGGGTTCAATGTGTGTTTGGCAATGGCATGTACCGTGCCCACACTGCGAACACTACCAGTTGCTACACCCTGACCGCGTGCGATGGAAAACAGACATCCCGATTCGTGACCTGCCAGGGAACGCTTGGTACGAGTGCGAGAACTGCGAAAAGCAAATCATGGACCATCACAAGGCATCGATAGAGCGGCGTGGGCAGTGGATGACGGACAATCCAGGCGGTAACGCTCACGGTTTTCATTTATCGTCATTGCATACGCTTTTGGGCGACATGAACTTTGGTGAAATCGCGGCGGGATACCTGCGCGCGAAAATAAGCGGAAGCAGCGAAGAAATGCAGGCGTTTATTAACTCATACCTTGCGTGGCCGTATGAGGAGGAGGAATTTGGCGAGAACGTGATTAACATCACGGAAATAGTCGAGCGTGACAGCGGCTACCACAAGAACACGATACCGGAAGGCTGCAAGATACTGACCTGCGGCGTTGACGTGCACGCGAAAAACATTTATTACACCGTTTGTGGATGGGGTGACGGCGGGCGTAGTTGGTTGATTTCATGGGGCATTGTTGAGACGGACATGAAGTCGGGCGGCGATGCGGCACTGTAAGCGCTTATGGCTATCCGCGAAGTCGGTTATGGTGGCGATAGAAAGCTGCGCGTGATAGGCTTCTGCGTTGACAGTGGATACTGTACCGAGGAGGTGTATGCGTGGGCAAAACAATACGCCTGGATTATGCCAGTAAAGGGTAAGCGTGGTGACGTTCTTGTGCCCGAAGGCGCAGAACAATATATCATGTCATCGACGCGAGTAGAAAAGACACCGCGCGGCAAATCTGCGGAGGGCGTTATGCTGAGAACGGTCAATACGGGCTTGGTTAAGCGCGAACTATACGACAACATCCGAAGCGGGCGCGCAGACTTCCCGATTGATATTGAGCAGATGGTATTGCAGCAGATTAACAGCGAGAAGATGGTAACGAGGCGCAAAAAGACAACGGGTGAGGTGCAACGGTATTTTGTGAAAAAGACGGCAGATGATGACGACAGGCGAACGGCAAAAAACCATTACCTCGATACCTGCGTTTACGCGCGTGCGTGCAAGGAACTACTATGCGCTGGATTGTCGATGGATGAGGCAGTCGCGAAGTACTACAAAACATCAAGGCCACGCAGGGTGCAGGCCGATTACCAGGACATGTAAACAGGAGCAAGCATGAACGACAAACAACGTAAACGACTAAAGAGATTCGGTGACAAGCTCGCGCAGGATTCCGATGTGATGGCGCACACGCTTACGGTATGGTATGCGAACGGAGACGTTGAGAACAATTGGAGCGGCATTAACACGGATAAACCGATTGCGCCCGCGCCATTCCTGCTAACAGATGACGACGATGACAACGCACATAGTTGAGCACATCGCGTTTTTAATCGCGTTCGGGCTATGGCTCGCGTTCATGGTAGACAGACATGGAAATTGATTTCGTATTCGTGATTTTAATGGCTGCGTTCGCGTTCGGACCAGCGGTGACAGTGTTAATCGTAACGACTTGGTGTAAGATGGACCAAAAGAAAGACGGAGCAAAGAAGCAGAAGCAACAGACGGTAATATCGGTGCCACCTAAACCCGATACGCGTATAGTATGCCCTAAATGCGATTTGAAGGAGAATAGACGCGTCATCCGCACCTACACGCAGAAGGGTGTAGCCGTACACCGCTACTACAAGTGCAAATGCGGACAACCGTTTAGGCAGTCGGACTATTTTAGCGACAGGATTTAACTGGCACTGTCAAAGCGGCATCAATGACACGATTACGCCCGCTTCCGTGAAGCGTTAGCACTTGCCACAACCGTTCCGCAATCGCAGGAATAGGCCGTTCGCCAGCTTCCCAATACTTCCAGCATCGCAGCGACACCCCGAATAGGTCCGCTGCTTGTTGCTGTGTTAGTTCGGCTTGTGCGCGGAAGGCTTTAAGGGTGGTGGGGGTCATGCAATCAATCCTTCGGCAATCATTAATTGATAAACTTTTTCTTGCTCTGCATTTTGAGGTGTTCTATTCCATGTATCATTGTCGTAATTATAAAACATGTATTCATCCCCAAAAAATAGCTCATCCTCAAGTTCCATTCGGCTTTTTAGGCCAAAAAATTGCAAAATTTCATCCATTTGCTACCCCTATGATTGTGTCATGCTTTGTTAGTTGAGTGCCTTCTGTATAGCTGATTTCCACATAGCTATAAGTTCCGCGCTTCCAAGTATTCTCCGCTATTCGATTATCCACTATTCGCCAACCATGCAAATGCGAATGCTCGTGATAGCGGGTGAAGTGATTTTTGCTGCCGTCGCACATTGAAACCGTATGATATACTTTTTTTCTATTCATGTTATACATGGCTAGCCTCAGCGGACTTGGAAAACCAAGTCCGTCCTTGCTTCGGCATATGAGCGAAGTCGCTCAATCAAGCGAATGCAGGTCGGTGAAACCCGCTCATACTCAGAGGCTCCAAGGAGAACCTCCTTGATGAAAAGTTCAGCGGCAGCGACAGAGTGAAAAGAAACGATAGCCATGGTGGCACCTCCCAAAAATCGACCGTTGCCCGTCGTCGGCTTGCCGCTTTTTGCGGTCTTTACTTCGGTTGTTGTTGCGTTCTTCATACCCCTAAAGTAGTGCACGCTGTTCACTATGCAAATAGAAAAACGTGTATTTTCTCATTTTTTCCCAAAATAATCCATTTTCATGCCTGAGAAAACAAAATGTGATAGGAAATAACACCCTAGTTCACCCTTCAATTTTACATGTTCGCGCTTGTGCCTATAGTCGCCTTGTATATACAAACACACGCAATAGGCGCGAATGGCAAACAGTTCTAGCAGTAGTTCCAGTTCGGAATCATCATCATCATCAGGCGTTATTGAGTCGCCGATTGCGTTACTTGAAGCGGTTGAGGCCGCGATTATAGCCGTATTGACGGGCGCGCAGTCGTACACGCTGGGTGACCGCAAAGTTGGGCGTGCGGATTTGTCCGAATTGCGGCAGATGCGCAAGGAACTCAAGCGCGAGATTAACCAGTTGCAGGGAAATAACCGCCCTGTTAGTTACGCGGACCTGCGCCTATGAAGATGCTGGACAACATCGTGGATGGCGCGAAAGTTGCCATGTTTGGATATGACGCTATCACCGACAAAAAGCGCCGAAAAGCGCCAACGGGGATAACCAAGTCCGAAGATAGGCAGCTAAAGGACCACGAGCGCAGAAAAGCAAACGCGACAGTACGCGACCAGCGGCGTAACTATGCATTAACCGCGTGGATGATACGGAAACACCTTGATTATGTCGCTGACTTCAATTTTCAGGCCGTTACTAATGATGTTGAATACAATCGCCAGCTTGAGCGGCTTATGCGGTGGTGGAGTTTGCCGCGCAACTGCGATGTTGCAGGCCGCCACAGCCTGCGTAGTTATATTCGCTTGGCTGAAGCATCGCGGACAGTAGACGGCGATATTGGCACGCTTTTACTGCGCAGCGGACAGATTCAAGCCATCGAGGGCGACAGAATCGCCAAACCGCGTTCGGGTGTTATTCCTGAATCAGCGCTAACCGTTGACGAACAGTCGCGTATTCAAAACGGCGTGATTGCGAACGACCAGGGGCGCGCGATTAAGTATGTCATTAATAAGCGCGAGGTTAACAGCGACATACTCACTTTCGACAGGGTTGTACGTGCGCGCAATCTAAAGTTACTGGCATATTACGACAGGTTCGATAGCCTTCGTGGCGTCTCCCCGCTCATGACCGCGATTAAGAACTGTGCGGACATTGACGAGGTGCAGGAATACCAGCGCGTGAAACAGAAGATTGCGTCATTGTTCGGAGTCGCAATCATGCGCGACCAGGTTGACGATAACGACGGTTTCAAATACGATGACGATGGCGATACAAGTTCGCCCAAGTACGATTTCGAGCTAAAAACGGGCATGAAACTGGAAATGCTTCCAGGCGATAAGGTGGACTTGCTTGAATCGAAGACACCAGGGACATCATTCATCGAATTTCAGCAGATGAGCATTCACATTGCTTTGCTCGCCCTTGATTTGCCAATGACGATGTTTGATAGCAAACAGAGCAGCTATTCGGCGCAGCGCCAGGATATTCTAAACTATCAACGCTCCGTTCGCAACAAACAGGCGGACTTGATTGACTTTCTGGATGAACTAACCGCGTGGAAAATTGCTTTTTGGGAGCGTTCGGGATTGTTGCCGCAGCGTGCCCGACAGCAAGGTGAAATTTCATGGATTTGGCGGCCCTGCGGCATTCCTTGGATTGACCCGCTTAAAGAAGTCAACGCATACAGTATCGCAATCGCAAACGGCCTACTTTCACGGCGCGAAGCCAAAAACCTCATGGGCTGCAGTGACCAAGCGTGGGAATTGACAATTGATGAGCTGGCCGAAGAGGAGCAGATGGCAGTTGAGCGAGGCGCGACCTTGCAAGTGGCAATGCCTGGAAGCGTAACCACACGCGATGAGGAGGGCGTTGATAACCCCGCGAACGAAACCGCACAGGACAGAGATTTAGATGATTAGAAAGCAGTTATTCGCCGCTGCGTCATTCAATATGGCAGGCGCACAGATTGACCGCGAAAACGGCGTTATTCGTGGTATTGCATTAAACCAAGTCGGACCTGCAAAAGGGCATGGCGTACAACTTGACCAGTCATTTGTCAACGATGTTGTAAGGCTTGGCAACGAGCAAGGCCGCGCAGGACTTAAAGTGCGATATGGACACCCGACGATGTGTGGAAACGCGCTTTTGGATGCGCCTTTCATCGGACGCGTTAAGAACCTGTACACCGACGGCGAGACTGCGCGCGGTGACTTATTCTTGAGTAACAGCGCAATGGAAACGCCAGCAGGCGACTTGTACGAGCGCGTTTTGGCTATGGCGGAAGAAGATGCGGACATGTTCGGCATGTCAATTGTTTTCATGCCAGGATTGAGTTACCGCGTCGACAAGGACGGCGAACGCTACGAAGAAGGCACCCCCGAATTTAGCCAGCTAACGGGCGAACCGTTCGCAACCATTGAAAAGCTATACGGCGTCGATGTCGTTGACGAAGGCGCAGCCACCGACGGACTCTTCGGCATTAAGTCGGCAGAGTTCGCAACCGTAGCAACCGAATTTCTAGACAATAACGAGCGACTGTGGGCACTCATCGATGAGAATCCGCAAGTCGTAGAACAGTTCATGGCGCGATATAAAGCACGCTATGAACGCAACAATAACGAGGAGATTTCCATGCTTGACAACGAGAGCGTTGAAGCAGAAGAAGTAGCCGAAGAAGTAACGGAACTCGCAGCGGAGTCTGAAGAAGTGACGGAACTTGAAACGGCAGAAGAACAGACTGAAACATTCGCAGCGGAGCCTGCCGAGGTTGTAGAAGTCGCAGAACAACCCGTCAGCTTTAAGGAGCTATACGACCAATACGGTGCAGCGTTTGCCGAGTACGCTTTTGAGGAGAAGCTGACAGCAGACGAAGCCAAAGATGCATACTTGGCGCACTTGCAGGACCGTGTGGCAGACTTGGAAATGCAACTTGCAGAAGCGCACGATGACATGGGCGAAGAACCCGTTGAGTTCGCTGCTGTGGTTGAAGAAGTTGACGCAGATAAGGCACGGGCAAACGCTCGCGCGACTGAGTTGAAAAATGCGGGTGTATCCGCAGGTGTGGCAAGTTTCGCCGCATCACTTAATCTTGATTAATAAGGAGCAATAAAATGGCACTTACTCTGCTTGATATTGCAAAAATGAACGGGAGCGTCGGTGACCTCATTGAGGATTCATTGGTGGCAGCTCCCGAAGCGCGCATTGTACCAGCTCGCACAATTAGCGGGTATATGTACAAGACGCTGCATCGTGAAACCATCCCGACAGTTGGATTCCGTAACACTAACGAAGGTGCTGCCGCAGTTCAGTCTGTATACAAGCAGCGCTTGCACGAAACGTACCTTGTCGATGCCAGTTCAGAAGTGGATGTTGGTGTTGCCGAAGTTGCAGAAGACGGCGTTGATGTCGTTCTTGCACGTGAAGCACAGGGCATGCTTGAAGGCGCATTCCGCGGCATGGGTTCGCAGTTCTTCTATGGAACGGCAACCACTGTTGAGACTTCAATCGCTGGCGCACCTACAAAGGGTTTCCAGGGTTTGAATGAGCTTACTGGTTCAACCATCGTCGTTGACAAAGCCGGCAATGGTTCTGCTCGGTCGTCTGTTTGGGCCGTTAAGTTCGGTGAGATGGGCGTGCAGTGGATTATCGGTAACGGTGGCGCATTCCAAACGGACGCACCACGTATCGTTCGCGTAACCGACAGCAATAGCAACCCGTATGATGCATGGCGCACACCGCTGCGTTTCAACATCGGTTTGCAGGTTGCCAATACCAACTGCTTGGGCCGTATCAAGAATATCACGACAGCCGCAACGCTGGATGACGATGATATTTATAATCTGCTGTCTAAATTCCCTGTAGGCATCGTGCCGGATGCGCTGTTCATGTCTCGTCGTTCACTTGAGCAACTTAGAGCAAGTAGAACGGCCACGAATATTTCGGGAACCCCAGCCGGTCGACCCGAGCAGGTAGCCGGAATCCCGATTGTCGTGACAGATTCCATCCTCGACACCGAAGACGCCTAATATAAGGAGCTTATTATTATGGCTAACGAATACGCAGGACGCCGTAGCGATGCAGCCCTGACACCAGCAAGCCTTGCCTTGCCGTCTGCTGCTTCCACTACCGTCAATAGCGCAAGTATTGACCTCAACGCCGTGACACCGTTTCACGCAGAGGTTGAGTTTGAGCTGGTTACGTCAGATGCAACGCTGAACAGCACTCAGCTACCGAACAGCGAGACTATCACATATGTCTTGGCTGAATCCACCGACGACAGCACTTTCACGGCTGTCTATACGCTGGATGAAGCAACTATGACGGGTGCTGGTGGCGCAGGTGATACCGCTAATACGGTTCGCTTCCGTCTGCCTTCTGACATCTCACGCTATATTCGGATTCAGGCTACTACGTCGAGTTCAACGGGCGATTGTTCCGCTGCTTCTCTGACGGTTAAGCCGGTATTCTAACTTTGGGTTTGGGGGGAGGTAAGACTCCCCCCTCAACCCTTCTTTTATAGAAGGTTTCAGCGAATGTCTTTAGACCGAAATACAGGCTTGCAGGGTTGGAACACATCCGCTGGAGTCTACTACACAGCAAGCCGCCCGTCTGTTCCGTACCCGTCACAAAAGGCGTGGGATGAGCAGTTGCGACTTGAGGAAATGCTAAAAGCGGATGCTCGCACATCGCACTATAGCACCACGAAACCGAACGCGAACAACGATGCGGCTGATACCGCTGGTTTGGGGCGTCCGTTTCGCCAGGGTGCATTGTGGTACGACAACACGAGCAATACACTTTATATTTGCGCATCGCACACAGCGGGCGCGGCATCATGGCGCGATATTGGCGGGATTGCTGCCGATAACAGCTCAAGCTCATCTTCGTCTAGCAGTTCTTCGGAAAGTTCTTCAAGCCAAAGTAGTTCCAGCAGTCAAAGCAGTACATCTGTTTCGTCTCAGAGTTCTTCTAGTTCATCTACGGCAGCACAATTGCTTTCGAGTTCGTCAAGTTCAGATAGTACGATGTCGAGTAGTTCGCAGTCGTCTAGTTCTAGCAATTCGTCTAGTTCATCGACTCAGGGACTTAACACATCAAGTTCATCAAGTAGCCCGTAACAAGGCGGCGTAATGGCATTAGATAGTACGATTTTAGACGCAGACGCAGCATTCATCGTAAAGCAGGATTTACCTGTCACGGTTACTGTAGGCGCGATTTCGTACACAGGCACTCGCATGAGTGTTAAGCAAGCAAGGGAATCGGCTGCGGAGGGGTTGCGTGAGAAGTATGCGTTTAGTGTGTACCTGCTCTTGGCAGACCTCGCATCCACCCCCGCAGTTGATGACCTTGTTTCAATTGGTGGCACTGAGTATTTGGTTTTGGCTACCGACCTGGATGACCCCCAGGACATTATCAGACTAGATTTGGGCGAGAAGTTCAATCGTGGCGTTTAGGCTTTCAAATGTAAATATCCAGCGTTCGCGCGGAGGTGCTGACAAGGTATATATGGGCTGGGAAAAAGAGTCCGAGCGGAACTTTCAGCAGCGCTTGCGAAAAATGGATTCGATGGTTAAGGCGGACACAAAAGTTGTCGTAAAAAACGGTGCGCGTGATATGGCACGCGAGCTTGTGCGCGTTACCCCGATTGGTACAGGGCGCACGCGTGGTTTTGCCAAGGCTGGATGGGGAAACGCGATGATGGCGCTAAACATGCAACCGCGCGGCTGGTACTTTCGCGGAAGTGGACCACGCGGCGAGCGATGGCGTGATTTTGGCGGGCATCGTGATGAGTTAAATAAGCGATTTACACCCACGTTCACGCTCATTAACGAAGTGCCATATGTGCAAGAGATGCGCGGCAGTACAACAGTCGTTCCGCGTGCGTATCGGAATGCGGCACGAAAATACGACAAGCGGCTTGCTCGCATGGGCAAGCGTATGGCAAAGCAATGGAAGCGTTGAATGGCAGTACAATCCAATGTAGAATGGAAAGCAGAAGCAGCCGTTTTAACCGCATTAAATCAATCATCGGATTTTGTATCGGGAACAACCATAAGGCGAGCGCACGATTACAGCAGTGACGTAACATATCCGTGCGTGACTGTAGAATGTTTCAGCAGTGAGCACCCCGACGAATACGCAGGCAGGGCAGGTTTTGAGATTGCAATCATTGAAATATCAAGTTATGCAGACAGACGCACAGATTCAACAGGCAGCACCGTTACAACGAACCTTGGCGCGGCTCGTGATATTGTGCGCGACCGCAATTTCCTGCAATGGCTTAACCGCACGAGCGGATTCACGGTGCACGGTGCAAAAGAAACTGGACCGAGCCAAAACGCAGACACAAGCCAGGGCAACCGCATTCGTCGTCGTGCATTCGCCATTGAAATATGGGCAACATGCACAGACATCCCTGACGAGTCGAGTAGCAGCAGTTCGGACAGTTCCAGCAACGGTTCGTCGCTATCATCTTCGTCGCAATCATCAAACTCGTCAAGCAGCAGCTCAAGCAGCTCATCGCAATCATCTGCGTCTAGTTCATCAATTTCAAGCACGAGCGAAAGCAGCGCGAACAGTTCAAGTTCAAGCGCAAGCAGCTCGCAATCATCAACATCAGAATCAACATAGAGGAGCGCGTTAAGCAATGGCAGACACGCTTATAACAGATGGGGCGCTGACGTTCGGCATTACCGACACCGGCACCCTTGGATACTTCGAGTCATTGGATTTCGAGGATGTAATGGACAAGGTTGAAGTTAAAGACGGTGATGGTGACATCATCGGCATTGACTATCACAGCAAGCGCTATGTGGTAACCGGAACATTCTCATTCAAGTCCGACCAAACCATTCCGACAACTGGGACGGCTATCACCCTCACATCGCAGGCTGCACAGATGTCTATCGGCAGCAATAGCATTTACGTTGACACAGTTAAGCAGACATACGCGAATGCGGATGTGGTAAAAATCGACTTTACCGCGACGACATATCCTAGCATCAGCTAATAGAGGAGCATGGTAGCAAGGTGGGCAACCAGCGCGAAATCACCAAGGCGGAATATGATAGGCTGCTAAAGGCGCAAGAGAAGGCGCAAGAGCACGGACTATTAGACATCGAAGAACCAGACACCGACAGCGCGACATTAGCGGCTATAGGCGGGTGCTATCAAATCGGAAATATCGCAGTTCCGCAGATGGGTTTGGATACGGTTGCGCTACTCGCAATTGCGGGTGTGCAACTTGACGGCGAAAGCGAGAGCAAAAGCGATGCCGATGCCATGCGCGAGATTGCGGTTGCGTTGTACATCATTTGCAACGGTTCTGAGGCTTGTACCATGCTTATGGGCGTAAAGCAGCGGTTAAAGGCATTAGAGCGCCTTGAGGGACTTGCAAAGAAATCGCCCGACATGTTTCAGCGGTACATGGATAAGATTGATGCGATTGGTGGTAATGCGTTCGCGGAATTAGACGCACGCGCTTTTGAGTTCCTGGGCGCGATTGAAGGCGCAACCATTCAAGACATAACCGATGTGATTACGCAGATGGCGGAAGACTTTACTGTAGTGATGGGGCTGCTACCCGAAGGCAACGATAGCGGTAAAAAAAAATAGACGGACTATGGATAGCGCGCACGGCAACCTACTTAGCAAAAGAGCTAAATATGAGTTATTTAGAGGTGCTTGCACTGCCAATGTCCGCAATCGCTTACCTTGTATGCGCGACTCAAGAGATGCACGGGGTAAAGTTGATGCGCAGACACAGCGCGCAACAGGCAAGCAAGCTGCTGGACTTCATGCAGGCGGAGATGAGTAATGCCTAGACAACATCTGACAGCGGTAATTGGAGCAGATACCAAGGGCTTTAATAGTGCCATGGGGAAGCTCGGTGGCACGGTTGCCAAGGTTGGCGTTGCACTTGGCGCGATTGGTGCGGCTGCGGCGGCGGGGTTGGCGAAGGCGACTAAAAAAGCAATCGATTACGGCGACCAAATTGATAAGGCATCAAAACGAACGGGCATAGCTGCGGAACAGTTGCAACGCTACCAACTCGCGGCGGATTTGTCGGGTGCATCGCTGGCAGACTTGGAGAAGGCTACGAAACGAAGCGCAAGCGTGATACTTGACGCGCAGAACGGTTTGGCCGAATCTAAACGCGCTCTTGATGACTTGGGTTTATCGGCTGACGATTTGGCGGATAAGACACCCGAACAGCAACTAGATGCATTTCTGCAAGGATTGGCAGGCGTAGAGAACGCGAGCAAGCGAGCTGCGTTAGCCCAAGATATTTTCGGGCGCGCAGGTACAAACCTGCTCCCGATTATTGACGGTGGCGTTGATGCATACCGTGAGTTACTTGGAGAGGCAGACAAACTTGGCGCGGTATTATCGCAGGACCAAGTAACAGCAGCAGCAGAAGCCAAGGACGCAATCACGCGACTACAGGCGGCGCTTAAGGGCTTGGCATTTGGCGCGATACTTTCTGACGGCATGAGTGTTGCCGACATGTTCAATGAGATGGCCCAAGAGGTTGCCGCATTTAGCGAGTCGGGCGGGTTGCGCGATTTATCTGATAAATTAAGAAGTTTGGTTGATGTGTTAAAGGTTGTGTATGTATTCCTCAGAGGCATTGTCACGGCAATGGCGAAAGTCGGGCAATTTAGCGAAAACCTTTTTTCAGCAGCAGGCATCACGCAGGGCGGACGGGCGTTTTCTCAACTAAGCGCAGGCCGCGGCGAGTTCGGCGCGGCTACAACTGCGGATTTGGTACTTGCGCGCCTTGATATGATGATGCGCGACGGATTACCAGTTACGCCAGCGAAGGCGGGTATATAATGGCAGTTGGAATACCTAACCTTGATTGGATTACATTAGACGACGGCAACGAAATGCCTGCGCGGTTACGGTTGGATGCTTATGAGTCGGCTTGGGAGCGGAGAGTTGCGGATAGGGCAACAATTAAGGAAACCCAAAACTTAAACATCCCTTTCAATAGTACAAGTAGCGGGAACACCGTAGACCTAACCGCAGCCAATGACACACGGCAGTATAGTTTCACGGTTACGGTCCCAAGCGTATCCAAGACGGTTAATTCAGTTGGAACAATCACGGCAAAATTACAAGCAAAAGCGAGTGCATCAAGCACATGGGTTGATGTGGTTACCAAACAAACATCCGGCACGGCAAACGATGATGCGCAAGGGTTCCAGTTCACCCATTTGAATGATAATGCGAGTTATGACAATTGGCGGCTCACCATCACGACGACTGGCGGAACATTATCGATTGTCAATCTAACGACTTTCTTGGATGTATCATTTACAGGCAATCAGCGGAGGCGCGTTGAGAACATAATCGGCTCAATAGAGACAAACCACCAAAGCGCATTCGGTGACCAAATGGCAACACTTTTGAGCAAGACAACGCTTCAGAATCCGATATTTTATACAGCGCCAAACCTGGAGGGGCGTGACATGATTAGAAGGAGGTTTTTAGGCACCTATAGCATTGATAGAATATCGGTTGACAGGGGTGAGGGAAGGAGCGCAACGATATTAATATCGCTGACATCCGAGGGCGCGTGGATAGATGAGTGATTTAACTAGGACAAAACTTGCGCGTTCAACGCATGGTTCACAATTCGTGGACCAGCAGGAGCTTTACAGAATCCGCCGCTTGCAGAATATAAGCGGTCCTGGCGTTGCCGTATCTTCTCGCGGCATCACCATTTCACAGCAGCCAAAACGCAGAACAATCCCGCAGGCGGTTCCGGCAACGGGATACAATGGACCGTGGGCGTGTACGTTGAACGCGGATAACACGGTTACGATTGGTAATGGTACGATTGCGAACATGGTATCATGGGGAACCGGAACCGGAAGCGTTGACCCGCTCATCTACGACATCGACAACGAATACACGGGCGACCCGAACACGTTAACGCTTACACTACAAGTACAGGTTCGGCTGTATGCCGATGGGGTGTCAAGGCTGACCGTTGGCACGACTAAGGCGGGATGCTTTACGGACGCGGCTGCGTTTGTGCCAGTGCAGGAAAGACAGAACGAAGTTGCCAATGTGTTCTATATTCCCGTGTGCACGCTCAATCTAGCATCACCGACATCATCGCGGACTATCCAAAGTGTAGAGCAGTTGCAGTATGGCTGCGCGTTTGTGACCCCAAAGAATACGCGATTGCGTTATGCCAAGGGCGCTGATGGTGGCACTTTATACGTGCGGCACGTTCAGAACTTTATCGGACCGAATAATAGTGGCGAACACGAGATTGCGATACCGAAGAACAGCGAATTGTTGAGCGTATACCAAGACCCGACACAGCAAACTAATAGCCTTACCACTACTGCGCCAACAGGCAATGACCC